AAAGCAATACATTTGACGTGCTTTGACTACCTTCCCATTACGTGATTTTGAAACTATTTCTTTAGAATCTATTTTATAAAATTCACTTATGGAATTTAATATTTGATTAAGTGTTAAAGTCATTTTAGTCGTTGTTTTATTGAAGATATTGAAAGTTTATTAATAACATCTTTTTCTTCTATTGGTTTTGCTAAATGTTTTTTTACCCACGATTGGGTTATACACCTGTTTTCTAAATATTGTTGCAAATTTTCTTTCATAGTTTTATTTTTTAAAATGGTATTATATCTTCTTCCTCAGAATTTCCAAAAGCATCTTGTAATGTTGGTTTGGGTAGCGAATAATCGACACTATCTATTCTATCTAATTCTTTTGAATCTTCCTCTAAAATACTATAAGTTGGAACAGATGTACCTTTCGCATAATATCTTCCGCTTGGGATGTGATAATCAAATTCTATAGACTTACCTATTTCTCCTTGAAATTTCATTTTTGTTTTTAAATTTTCAAATACTGTTTTAGCTTCGTTTGCTTCATCTCCAAAAAATCTATAAACACTAAATCCATCATGAGTTTGATTTCTGAAATCTGAACTTCCTGAAACGTCATATAGCGTTGGGCTTGCGTAAGTGCCATCAAATTGCTTTTGCATTTTAGTTGGGTGCGCAACAAGAAATATAATAACATTATTCATTTGAGCAAACATTGTCAGTTTTGTTAAGACATCATTTATTTGGTCAAGTTTATTTGATTTTGAATTAAACCCTAATTTATTAAAAGCATCTATAACAAATATATCAATTCCGTAAGTGAATAATTGTTCTTTAAATTTTTCAAAAATCCAATCCCATGTTGGGAATTCTCCGTTTTCTGTCCCAGTTAAATATATTTTTTCATTCGCCCATTCTGCGTACTTCGCTACCTCTAATTTTGAAACTCTTGGGCAATCAATATTATCTCTAAAAAAGTTTTTACCAAATGTTTTTTCAATAAATGTAGTGTGGTGCAATTCAAATGGGTGGTGTTCAGGACTAAAGAAACTAACTTTCATTTTGTAGTCTCGAACCAAGTTCAAAACATACCATTCTGTGAAATTTGATTTACCGTGAGAAGGAATACCTGTTCCTGTAATCAAATGTCCTCTCATTACTGAAAATATGTTTTTTAATTCTCCAAAACAATTGTGTTTAGGATAAATTACTTCGGGAAATCCATTATCATATAAATCTAAAATTTTATCATAAACATCAAATACTTTAAAAGTTCCGCTTACTGGATATTTTTGAGTTTTAAATGCAGTTTTATTTAATATTCCGCTAACTAAATCATCGTTAGCGTCTTTCCCTTCAAATAAAATTCTTTCGCATCTAAAACGCCCTAATCTTTGAGCAATTTTTTCGGCAATATTATTACCGCTTTCATCGTTGTCAGTTGCGATATAGAATTTCTTAACATCTTTTATGTATTTCTCGGAATTTATCCAATAATTATCGTTATCATTTGCTCCATTAGGAATTGATATACAATTTTTAATTCCAATTTCATAAAAAGCTAAAACATCAAATTCTCCTTCTACTAAATAAACTTCGTCTAATCCAATAATAGCATTGATGTTGTAAAAAATTGGTTTGCCACTTTTTGTTTGAGTAAATTTTTTATCAGCAGAACGATATTTTTTATTTACTAAAGTTTCTCCTTCAAAATAATTAAAAACAATATTATTAACTTCTTTTTGTAAAGCGGGTTGATAATATTTTTCCTCTGTAATCCCAAAATGCTGTAAAGTAAATTGATTTATTTTTCTTTTCTCAACGTACTGAACCATTGAATCCGATATTGTAGTGTAATTTTTCCAATTTTGATTAGGTAAAATATAATCAGTTTTTAAAATTGTTTTTTCTACACTATCTCTAAAAAATAATGCTTCACAGCTATCATTAAAACATTTTCCTATTCCATTATTAAAATTAACAAAAAGACTTCTATCTGTTTTGTTCTTTCTTGTTGGGGTGCAAATAGGGCATTTTAATTTTGCAGTTCCGCTAATTTTGTTAGTTTCTATTAAATTCCAATCTTTTATATTTGCCATTGTAAATTTTTTTTAAGAAACTCGTCTTGTTAGTTTTCCATCTTTCGGGTCAATGTAATATCCAGCAGGAACTACAATTTCATTTTTTTTAGACTTGTCTTTTTCGTTATATTCTTTTTCAAGCCATTGTTTAGCTGTGAGATAAAGAGAAGTATATTTGCTGTTTTCTTTAAAATTTTCTATTCTATCAAAACAAGATAAAATATCTTTTTCTTTAAAGTCAATTTTTAATTTTTCAAAATCTTCTTTAGTAATACTTAAATGATTAAAAGATTTATAAATATCTTTTCTTATTTCATTTCCTCTATTCTTATCTTCTCTTATGGCATCACTTTCGCTTTGCGGATTTAATGCGGTCGCATTGCGGTCGCTTTCATCCTTTTGTTTACGCCTCTTTTCCCATCCTTCTTTTGCATTTTTGCTGTTTTGTTTACTGGCATCTTCAAACTCATTTAGTTGTTCGGATAAGAATTTTATAAAAATATTACCTTCTAAAATCTCTATTATTTTTTCGTCGCAAAGCGGATTTAATGCGGTCGCATTGCCAGCGCATAATTTTTGTATAGCTAATTTTAAAGGTACATCTCCAAGTCTTGACCAATACATACTACATAAGTCAATAAATAAGCCTTTATCTTGACGTGATAGCATTTGGATATTGCCATTTTCCCATTGATTAGGTTCAAATTTAAAATAAGGTAATTCTTTAGCCATTATACACCTCCTCACTATCGTCTAAGAATGATATTTGTTTCTTTAATTCCCGATGAAGTTTAATAGCTGTGCTTTTATCTAAACAAACGAATGAATCTTCAAAGTGTGGTATTGAAATATTTAAATAAATTTCGTTATTTGCAGTTGAATAACATATTAAAGAATGTTCCTCTGTTTCGCTTTTCTCAGTTCCATTAAATATTAATTTGACATTTGCCATAATTTGTGAATGTTTTATAAAAACAAACAAAATATTAATTAAAAACTCGCATACTCCCAAAGCCTCTTACCTCTTTGTTCATATACGAGTTAGTATAATTTCTTTTAGTTGCTATAATGTAAGAGGGCAACTTTTTCATCAATAGGTGTCTAGCCGTATTGATGATGTAAAGATAGTAAAAAATATTTAATTTGCAAACTATTTATACTTTTTCTACACGCCAACAAATTATTGAGTTAAACCATCGTGTAGGTTCTCCGATTTTCTCAAATTTTCTCCCACGTAGATTTATGGAGAATTTTAGGGTGTCCCCAATGTTGTAGGAATCTATTAAATCCGTTCTATCTCCGTGAAATTCTAATTGTATTTCTTGTGGATATTGACTATCAGTAGTTTCCACTATAACTTCTCTTTTACTGAATGTCGGAGAGATTTCTTGAACTTCTTTTGCTAATAATAATTTTGCTGTGATTTCCATAGTTTTATTTTTTAAAGTTTAGTATTAAGTGTTAAAGTTGCGTAATAGATTCTCGCAAGTTTTACCTTCTCGACAAGTTTTGCATACATATCCTTATCTCGTTTAAAATAAAAGGTTTTGATACATTCTTCTTTTGTAATTGTTGGATTGTCAGAATACACCATATTTCTATCTATTTGGTCATAGATTGGTTGCATTAGAACCTCCATTTTATTTAATTCATCGTCAGTCATATCTCCTGAGAAATATTTCCATTTAGCAGTATCTTTTTCTCTTTGTACTAAGTTTTCAGGAGTATCTACTAAACAAAACTTTAATTCAAATTCATCCGCATTAAAAAGCTCCATATATATTTGCCCTTGAACTTCATAATCTAAAGTGGATTTAGATTCCATGAAAGTTTGTGCTGACCAACTAGTTTTTGTGTCTATAATTAACCTTTTATGCTCAAAGTCTTTTATAATATCGCATTCCCCAGTAAAATATTCATTTTCTATACGTTCTTCATTTTTAACGTACAAAACTCCTTCAACCTCAGTAACTAAAGAGATACTATCTTCTTCCTTAAAGATTCCCTTGTCAAGATATTTTGACTTAATGGTATCGTAGATTCCCTTTTCGTTTCTGAGCCAAACTTTACGAACTAAAGCTTTTGCTGTATCGGATAGTTCTGGAGGAGCATCACGCTTTCTGATTAATTCTGCTAATTCATCAGGTTTCTTCGTACCGTCCCATTTTACCTTATTTCCATTTACGTTAATACCAGAATCTCTTTCGTTTTCTAACTCAGCAATTCTCGCAATCTGAACATCAGTAAATCTAGCACCTTGTTTTTCTGTAAGCAAAGCTCCTGCTGAACTTGCATTAAATAATACTTTATTTGCTTCCATAATTATAGTTTTTGTAAGTAATCAATAAATCGTTTGTATGCTTTAACTTGTTTATTGTCTAAAACATCTTGAATAGTTTTTAAATCGTGAGATTTTATTAAACTCTCTTTTTCTTCTAAAAGTTTTGTTAGGAGTTTGTAATTAAATTCATCTTTATTAGTTACCTTTTCGCTAAAAACTACTATATTATCTAATTCTTCATCACGATTAAGTGATGAACCAAAAAGTTTTCCAAGTTTTTTAGCTCCATTTTTAATAGCTCTTGAATAAGCAATACCCACACCAAGTTCAAGAGCATTAGCTTTCATCGTCATATTAAAGTCTTGTACTTTTGCTCCTGCATCTTGTTGTAGTTTTATCGCTCCAATACCATCTATAACACGATTTTCATGAGATATTGGACATTTATAACGAATAGTTGCTACAACTACAAAACTATTTAAATCTCGATAAGATTGCTTAATCTCAAAATCTACTTGGCGAAAAAATATTTGTCTTAGGGCTTCTTCAACAACAGATATGCTTACATAGTCAAAGTCTTGTGAAGCTCCTGCATTTAACCCTTTCTTTAACATTTCTTGTTTAAGATTTTTGGGCATAATAGGGTCTTGTTCTAAAGCTTCATTAAAAATCTTAACTTTTTTTTGTAATGTTTCAGCATTTTCTATTTTGCTTAAAAAAGCAATTCCATCAAAAGCAGGAATAAGAGCAACTTCATTGTTTTGATTTTCTTCCATAATTTAATAATTTTCTTCTGTTACTATTCTGTTGATTTCTTCGATTGCGGGGTTTGAGAACCAATGGAATATATCCTGTTCATTACCTTCATGGTCTTTAAGAATAATTTCAGTTGCTCCAAATCCCCCACCAAAATCTACTTCTTCTTCTCTTTCTTCATATTCCCCGATAACGTATAAAGATATACTATGGTATGTTATTGTGTGTGAGTTTTTCATAATATTTATTTGTTTAGTTTTAGAATCTCCTTTACAATAGAAATATTTTTACCCCCAATATTTTCATTCAAATAATTAGTATTATTGAATACGGTTATAGTATGGTTAATAATTTCCATATTACTTCGTTTGAGTAGGAACTTTTGCTCAAATGAACTTGCTTTTAAGTAAGTAGCGGTTTCTTTTATTGTGTTTTCGTGTATCATTTTTTATCATTTAAAATTTTACGTGCTTTGTTTCCAAGTTCAAAATCATTAGGACATTTTTTTTCTAAATCTACTAAAGATAATACATTTTTCAAATCTAATCCTAATCCAATGAATATTTTATCAATAGTATCAATGCTAACTTTTTTTAGCATTCCTCTTTCTACTTTTGATATTTGGGTAGCCATATTCTCATGCCCGAATCCAATTAAAGAAACATCTTTTAAAATCTGATTGTTTTCTTGTCTTTTCTGTTTAATAAAATCTCCAATTATTGTTTGAATAGTTTCTGCCATATTTATATTAAGTTAAAAATACTATAATTAGTATAATAGTTAGATAAATTAAAAATTCTATGTTATTTTCAAGTATTTTTTTCATTTTTATTTATTTTGTTGAGATTATATTAAGTGTATTTTAGTTAATCATACCAAGATTAACTATTAAAAATGTAATTTATTTATTTGCAATGTGTTGTAAAAAATAAATTAAATTTTATCCGAGTTTTAAAGTTTTCAATTTTCGTCTTTTTTTGAATTTGGTTTTGCTTCCAAAATTAAAATAGTAAGTAAAAACCACCAACCTGAATGATTAAGTATAAAAACTACATATCCGGTTAAAATAATAACTATCAATGCAAAAGTATAGTAAATCAATATTGTTATATTATTCATAATTAATTTTTATTAAAATAAGTTTCTAATTCTTGTGCATAATCTAGTTTTGTAGTATTATTATAAGTATCAAGAAGATTAGTATTTTTCCAGCCTCCTATTGAAGCGAGTAGATTGTCTGATACTTTTCCTCTTAGGTTGCTTACGAGTGATTTTCGTCCAATATGCGAACTACAAAGCATATATTTAGGGTAATATCCAACAACTTTTCTTTTTTTATTATTACTAAATAGTTTCCCGAAAACTACATTATCAATTTTGGCTAATTTACAAACTATTTTTATTTGTTTGTTATATTCAGAATGTATCATTTTTCTTGGCAACTGTCCGAAACGTTTTGATAAAATCTCTTTAACTTGAAAATGTAACGGTATTTTAACAAACGAACCAGTTTTTTGCGTCTTGATAGATATAATGTTATCTTTTATATTTTCAGTCTTTAAATTAGTCATAAAGTCCGAAATTCTTAATCCTGTCCAACATGATATTATAATATTATCTCTGACATTATTCAATAAATCATTATCTGATAAATCTAAATCGTAAATACTTTGTATTTCTTTTTCGTTTAAATAGATCCCATCGAATTCATTTTCTTCTTCCAAGAAAAAATTAAGTGAGTGGTCATTACAAATATCTAGTTTTAAATCTTTTGCACGATTACAGAAAAAGCGAAGCCTACCAAGCAATCTTTCAATTGTTGAGGTTGAATAATCTAAACCGTGCAAATGCTCCAGAAATAAATAAATTTCTTCTTGTGTAAGTAAGCGCATTTCTAATTTACGATTTATAGTTTTTTCATAATCTTTAAAAATACCAATAAAACTTAAATATTGACTAATTAAAACTTTGCTCATATTTTTCCGAGACGAGTTTTTCCATTTTTTAGAATGAAACTCCATCCAATAATCTGAAAAATCTGAAAAATAAATAGTATAATTTTCATTAATTAATCCTATCTCTTTATTTGGTCTTTCAAAAGTAGTTTTAACAACATTTTTAAGCCAATTAGTATCGATAATAATACCCTTTGCAAAAGATAAATTATATTGCTTTAAAACGCTTAATTTTAAGTTGAGTAAAACTTCGTTTAATTCAGTATTTGTTTTGCTTTGTTCATTTTCAAAATCACTTTCAAAAACTACTAAATTCGTACAAACACAAATATCAAATTTATTTTTATAAAGGCGTAAATAGATATTCTTAACATCTTTTTTACCTTGAAGTTTATAGGATAGATTCATAATTTTATGTTATTTAATGGCGATTAAATTGGCAACTATAATTTTTAATAGTGTTTTCAGAATAATTTTTTAACTTTAAATCATTCCGATACAACTCTACATACTTAGGAATATTCATAGGCTTATAGGTTAATTTTATTAGTGTTTACACATTCATTTGTACATATAGTAGTTA